TGTACATCCAATTTATTATGTACATCCAATTTATTATGTACATCCAATTTATTATGTACATCCAATTTATTATGTACATCCAATTTATTATGTACATCCAATTTATTATGTACATCCAATTTATTATGTACATCCAATTTATTATATACCTCCAATTTATTATATACCTCAGTCATATTAGGTCTTGATATATTTTTTATAAATCCTTCCAACTTCTTTATTTGTTCAAATGCTTTAGTACAAATACTTCTTGCTTCTGGTTCAGATACATTTTGTGATGCTTTTTCTAATACGGGCATTAAATTTACTAAATATTGTTCTACTTCTACAGGATTATTTACTAATTTTATCATATTTGCAATAATTATAGCAGATAATCTTTTTGTTGAATCTAATTTTGAATTAAAACCTAAAAGTAATACTGGTACAATAATAGACAATGTTGCTTGATCAACCTCTTGAACAAATGTAACAGCAGCAAGGCTATGAATTACTTCAGTAGATTCTTCATTATCCTTAAAAACAGCAATTAATCTTGGAATAAATGGTTCAATATCAATATTTTTAATTATTTCACATAACTTAATAAGACTTGTTGTAGCAAATTCAATTATATCAGTTTGTAAATCACAAAAACTTTCTGCAATTTTAGGAATAATGTGATAAAGATTAACTCTTACTTCATTTGGACAATAATCTATCAATTCAGTGAGGTGTATAAATGCTAATTTTTTTGTTTCTAATTTATAATTACAATCAACAAATTCTAATAATTTAATAAATAATAAGTATGATGTAATATTATCATTCTTAAATTTATTTACGATATTTCTTAAAATTGTTTTAACCAAATTAACAATTTCACTTTGTCTTTCACTTGCTAATGTTAAAACAATGTGCAAGTTATCTAAGATATATCTATAATTTTTATCATCATCATAAACAGATAAAAATAAGTTAAATAATTTTAATGAATTTTCTCTTGCAACTTGTTTCTTTTTATTTTTAGATAATTGTAATATGTTTGCAAATACATTTGTAATTGTTTCTTCCATAATCCACTTTTTACTTATACTCATGTTTAATTCTGTTTCAAAATCAATTGATAAAGACATAATTTTGTAGTGTTATTTTTATATATTTTATTTAATTTATAAATCTTTATCTTATTTATAAACAAATTTATAAATAAAATTACAAATAAGGTTTATATCAATCTATAAGCATCCTTTGTTTAAGTGATTCTATAGAAAAGTGGATATTTTCAACTGGTACAAAATTATACATTAAATCAAAACGTTCTGGTTCTTTATCAAATAAAATATGTGCTTCTTTACCTGTACCAATTGAATAACCTAATTCTAAATGCCCTGATTTACCACATGGCATTACCATAATCACAATATCTGATGAATCAATATGTCTTTTATCAAATTCAAAATTATTTCTGGCAGCATAACATGTTAATGCTTCTTTATAATTCCAACCTCTATGTTTAGCATAATCAAATAAATATTGGTCTGCTTCAGGGCCTGGTGTTATCCATTGGTCAAAAACATCATATTTTGGTCTAAGATGTTGTGCTATATCTGGAATATTACTATTTTTTAATGCACCAATAATATATACTTTTAGTTTTTGTGTCATTTATTATTTATATATACCATAACCACATACATACTTATATATATTTTTTATGTATATATACACATTATATGTAAAATATTTTATAAGCATAATTTATAGTTATAAATTTAAGAGCATGGAAAGTGTACGATATATAGGCATGGAAAATGTTGGCAATAGGAGATGCTATCATTTTGAAAAGATAGAATTTAGCAATAGTACCCTATTAGACATAGATGCAACGTATGTAATCCATTTGGAGAACAATGGGCGTTTAGATAGTGTCAAAGAACAGTTAAACAAATTTAGGCCCACAAAGAACGTGTTTATACTACATAATAAAGGTTATAAGAAGTGCGAGAAGGATGGATATATAAATAAACCAGCATTAGATCTTGTTGATGCATTTTTATATATTTTTAAAGATGCACAAGAGAAAGATTATAAACACATATTGGTTTTAGAAGACGATTTTATTTTTAGTAATAGGATAAAAGATAAAAAAGTGCAACAAAATATTATGAATTTTATAAGCAGGGAGAAATATGATATATATGCATTGGGATTATTACCATTTGGTCAATATGTATATGATAACAATACAAATATATCTATTTTTGATTGTATAGGTACACATGCTATGATCTATTCACGTAAGTGTATTAATGAAACATTGCAAAAAGATAAGAAAAGTATTGAAGATTGGGATACATATACTGGTTCAACATATAAAAAATATATGTATAATGAGCCATTATGTTATCAATTATTTCCAGAAACAGAAAATTATAAATATTGGGGGGATAATTTTTTAATAAAAATTCGTAAGTATATAATAAAATTGTTAAAATTGGATGTACAAGTTGAACCCGGGTATAGCACAATGTACATGATATCAAGGGGATTATATGGTTTATGTATTATTTTGGGCGTATGGCTTTTTATTACTGTTTTCAATATATAATCCAATTAAAATAATTTGTAAGTATAGTTTATAGTTATAAATTTATAGGCATGGAAAATGTAAGATATATGGGGAGCGCGGGGGATATAGGGGATATAGGGGGTATAGGGGGTATAGGGGGTATAGGGGGTATAGGGGGTATAGGGGGTATAGGGGGTATAGGGGGTATAGGGGGTATAGTTATTGAAAACAATAAAGGGTCGTGCTACTATTTTGAAAAGCTTGAGTTTAAAAGTGCTTTATTAGATATAGATGCAACGTATGTAATCCATTTGGAGAACAATGGGCGTTTAGGAAGCGTGAAAGAACAATTAAATGAGTTTCGGCCGACTAAGAGCGTGTTCATACTACATAATAAAGGTTATAAGAAGTGTGAGAAGGATGGATATATAAATAAACCAGCATTAGACCTTGTAGATGCATTTTTATATATTTTTAAAGACGCACAACAAAAAAATTATAAAAACGTATTGATTCTTGAAGATGATTTTATTTTTAGTAATAGGATAAAAGATAAAAAAGTGCAACAAAATATTATGAATTTTATAAGCAATAAGAATTATGATATATATGCACTGGGAATCTTACCATTTATACAAAAAGCATATCATAATAATACAAGTCAATGTAAAGGGTTAGGTACACATGCTATAATATATTCACGTAATTTTATTAATAAAACATTACAAAAAGATAAAAAAAGTATTAAAGATTGGGATGAATATGTTGGAGAAAGATATACATATAATGAACCATTATGTTATCAGTTATTTCCAAAAACAGAAAATCAAGATTCATGGATTAATATGGAAATAGCAAAATATATAATAAGGCTATTAAAGTTAGATACACGAGTCGAACCAGGATATAGCATAATGTACATGGTATCAAAGGTAGTATACGGTTTATGTGTTATTTTACTTGTATGGCTTTTTATAATTTTTTTTTAATATTAAAGACATATAATCTAAATAAAATAATTTATAAGTATAGTTTATAGTTATAAATTTATAGGCATGGAAAGTGCACGGTATATGGAGAGTGTGAAGTATATAGATAATAGATATAGTGATGAAATCAATAGGTCATGCTATCGATTTGAAAAGCTAGAATTTAAAAATGCTTTATTAGATATAGATGCAACATATGTACTTCATTTAGAAAATAATGGACGCATAGATAGTGTAAAGAAACAGTTAAACGAGTTTCAGCCCACAAAGAACGTGTTTATACTATATAATAAAGGTTATAAAAAATGTAATAAAGAGGGATATATAGATACACCACAATTGGATATAGTAGATGCATATTTATACATTTTTAAAGATGTACAAAAAAAAAATTATAAAAATATATTAGTTTTAGAAGACGATTTTATTTTTAATGATAAGATAAAAAATAAAACAATACAAAAAAATATTATGAATTTTATAAATAATAAAAATTATGATATTTATTCATTAGGGATGGTACCATTTTTACAAAAAGCATATAATAATACTACAAGCATATGTATTATTGGAGGAGGTGCGCATTCTTTTATATATTCTCGTGAATGTATTAATAAAATATTACAAGAAGATAAAAGAAAAATTGAAGATTGGGATATGTATTTACAAAATAATTTTAGAAGATATATATATATTGAACCATTATGTTATCAGTTACAAACAGAAACAGAAAATCAAAAATATTGGGATCCTAGATATAGAGCTATAAGTTTATATATAATAAAACTATTAAAATTAGATGTACAAGGTGAACCAGGATATAGCACAATGTACATCGTATCAAGGGGTTTATATGGTTTATGTGTTATTTTAGTTGTATGGCTTTTTATAACTGTTTTTAATATCTAGATATATAATCCAATTAAAATAATTTGTAAGTATAGTTTATAGTTATAAATTTATAAGTATGGATAGTGCAAGGTATATGGGGAGTATAGGGGATATAGGGGATATAGAGGGTATAGGGGATATAGTTATTGAAAATAATAAAAGGTCGTGCTACCATTTTGAAAAGCTTGAGTTTAAAAGTGCTTTATTAGATATAGATGCAACGTATATAGTACACCTTGAGAACAATGGGCGTTTAGATAGTGTAAAGAAACAGTTAAATGAGTTTCAGCCCACTAAGAATGTATTTATACTACACAACAGCGGTTATAAAAAGTGTAAGAAGGAGGAATATATAAATAAAGCACCATTGGACCTTGTAGATGCATATTTATATATTTTTAAAGATGCACAAAAGAAAAATTATAAACATGTGCTGATTTTAGAAGACGACTTTATTTTTAGTAATAGGATAAAAGATAAAAAAGTGCAACAAAATATTATGAACTTTATACGCAATGGGAATTATGATATATATGCATTGGGACTTTTACCATATTTACAAAAAGCATATGATAGTAATGTAAGTATATGTGTACTTGGAAGCGGTACACATGCTTTTATATATTCCCGTAATTGTATTAATAAAATGTTACAAAAAGATAAAAGAAGTATTTCAGATTGGGACTTGTATATAGGAACAACATTTAGAAAATATATGTATAATGAACCATTATGTTATCAACTATTTCCAGAAACAGAAAATCAAGATTATTGGCCCAATATATTGGGAATAAAGTATATTACGCTGTATATAATGAAACTATTAAAATTGGATAAACAAGTTGAACCAGGATATAGTACTATGTACATTGTATCAAGGGGAATATACGGTTTATGTGTTATTTTAGTTGTATGGCTTTTTATAACTGTTTTTAAAGTATATGATTTATAAGCAACTTTACTTATAAATAACCAATAAACTTATAAATAACCAATAAACTTATACATAACCAATAAACTTATAAATAACCAATAAACTTATAAATAACCAATAAACTTATACATAACCAATAAACTTATAACCAATAAACTTATACATAACCAATAAACTTATAAATAACCAATAAACTTATACATAACCAATAAACTTATACATAACCAATAAACTTATACATAACCAATAAACTTATACATAACCAATAAACTTATACATAACCAATAAACCTTACTTATAAATAACCAATAAACTTATACATAACCAATCTTATTTATACCTTTAGAAAGAGATATATAAACAATCTTATTTATATATAAATCACATCATAACCAATCCTACTTATACCTTTAGACAGTATTTTTGGAATAGTTTTTATACCTGCAAATTTACTATTGCTTCTATTCATTTTATCAAATAATGTTTTAGTATCGTATTTCTTAATAGGTGGATTTAGGTTCTGTTGTATAATTGTGGTCTCTTTCTCATTACTGTCTACAATAAGTGCAACATGTCCATATGGAAAATATGTTTTTTTGTATTTCCAAAAAATAATGGATCCAGGTTTTAAGTAATAGGAACATGGTTTTGTATATGGATATGAATATGTTTTTAGTTTGTAAATATCTTTACTATTTTCTAATGTTTCTATAACATTAAAAAATTCAACCGCGTCTACAACAGATGGAAATGAAACATTCTTAATTATTGAAAAAAATCGTCTAATCAATTCAACGCATTGAAAAGGTAATCCATATTTTGTTTTATGTTTTTTACCAGTCTTGCTTATAAAAATATCAACATTGTTTACATCAATTTTGTTTATATCAACTTTCTTTATACTATATTTTGTATTATTATTGTTATTGTTCATATATTTTGTATTATTATTGTTATTGTTCATATATATTTATAATATGTATAAATAAAAAAATGAAATATTGGTATATTGATATATTGTGTCTAAGAAATATTGGTATATTGATATATTGTGTCTAAGAAATATTGGTATATTGATATATTGTGTCTAAGTTATGCGCTGGATTATCGCAATTTTACCAGAACTTTGTGGAAGGGGAAATACGTCACGCAACATAAAACAAATGTATGAGAGATTAAGGGATTATATTGAAAAATCATCACATAAGAACACAGTGCATGGAGTGCATATTCATGCAATGAAGTTGATGCGAAATGGTCAGAATAAAAAAGTCATGATGCTTTTGGAACCAGCTATTCACATGAACCACTCTGCATTCATACTGTACTTGGACATCTTGTTGTTTGGTAGAGTTGGTATTCTACCTGATTTACAAAAATGTGAACAGTTGCTGTATCGACGACTCGGCATCGATGATAACGCAGTAATTTATATGACCAAACTTTTGAATTTACGCGACCAACATTATGACCCAAATTTATTTGGCTTACTATATTTACTTCGTAAATTCAATCCTATAAAATACACATGTTTTTGGAAAGAATCTGCTACAGTAAATGCACATTTGTTGGCTTGGAGTAGAGAAAGTCTCTATGGAGAATTGGCTTTATTGTGTACAATTATGATTGATCGACGCCACTATGTAAAGCTTTTAGGAAATGATGATATTATAACGTTTAAGACAAGTGTGTCTTTTGGAACGAAAGATGATGGTTGTCCCTATGATAATTATGCATCATTGGCGCGACAAATAGATAATAAATATAAGCATCCATTCGCTCAACACTTATTGATAAAAAATCTTAAATTGAAATATGATAAACAAGTTGTTCCTCCAGAAATTCTATGTGAAATGAACATTGCTAAACAAAAAGCATCTTTGCAGGGATTTGATGAGGGGAACAGTTTGTACTGATTTTTTGTTTGTACTATAATTAAGATTGTTTGTACTGATTTTTTGTTTGTACTGATTTTTTGTTTGTACTGATTTTTTGTTTGTACTGATTTTTTGTTTGTACTGATTTTTTGTTTGTACTATAATTAAGATTGTTTTTGATTATAATAAATACAATCAAATTCACAACTCTATATACGACTTTGACAAAAAATCGAGGATATCCTCAAGAACAACGTCTATCTCATCAAAGTTTGTCAACTTGTGCTCTGGATACTTTATATTATCCAACAATGTTTCCCTTATTTTATCCATGGTCAGTTTTCTTTTGTTTTGTATGTCAGAGATTCCTGATTTTTCAAAGAACTTGTGTAGAAGGACGTGATATGCTTTTTCGACATAGGTCACTTCAGCATTATGTGTAAGACGTTCATAATTATAAAAGTCACACCCTTTTTGCGAAAGCATGAACTTGAATTTATCCTTCAGTCTGCGTGGAAGATTCGCCATACAATATCCGTCCAACTCGTTTATAGGGTATGGCGAAGAAACCACAAAGATGTTATCACTTGAAACCGAAGGGTATTTTGTGTTCCCACTAGAGCATTTGGGTAAAGTGAACCCCTCATCTTTGCCCCCAACACGCATCTTAAAATGCTCAAATTCCACTTCCATATATTTCCATGCAAAATCCACACACTGCTCTCTATCCGCCAACAGGACACCAACACATTGGTCACGGCAACACTGCTCACATCCTATGTGTATCAATTCTTCCAACAGTTTTTTTGAAAGCAATGTATTGACATTTTCCGCGATTTGTTGGTATTCACGAAAACTTTGCCCATTTTTTTTCTTCAACATGGACACAATCCATGCTGCGATTTTTGAAGCAATATCGGCTGGAATACCCTTATTTTGCAACTTTTTGGTTATATAAATGACGAAGTTTCGTTCTTCATCTTGCCAATAGGAAGAAACAATCTGCAATATATCTGTATCTGTTACCCCCGCAACTATATACCTTTTATATGTCACAGACAATACATATTTACCAGGGCCTCGAAAACGTTGTGAATGTAAAACACACATGAGGTAAAAGTGAAAGAGTTCAGTACGATTGAGTAATAAGTAAAGTACAATATATATATATAATATTCAATTTTTGTACTATATTTTGTATTGTAATTATCATCGACTTTATTTGTATTTTCAAAAAATAATAGAACCAGGTTTTAGGTAATAAGAATATGGTTTAGTATATGGATATGAATATGTTCTTAATCTGTATATATCCTCACTATTTTCTAATGTTTCTATTACATTAAAAAATTCTACTGCATCTATAACAGATGGAAATGAAACATTCTTAATTATTGAAAAAAATCGTCTAATCAATTCAACGCATTGAAAAGGTAATCCATATTTTGTTTTATGTTTTTTACCCGTCTTGCTTATAAAAATATCAACATTGTTTACATTAATTTTGTTTATATCAATTTTCTTTACACTATATTTTTTATTAGTATTGTTCATATATACTTAACTTACAAAATAATATACGTTTTAGACAAAAAAGAGATAATTGTTTTAAGGACTTTGTCTATAAGTGTGCAGTCTGACGGATCAGATACATGTTTCAATATTTGCACCCTTGTTTCAAATGGGCTTAGCTTCAGTAGCCCCGAACTATCCAACAACTTGTGCACAAGGACGTTGTACGCTTTTTTTATGTACATCCGTGCAGCACTTTTTGTACGGTCAAACACGGAATAGTGTTGAAATTCTTTATCAACACTAACCATGAATTGCTGACGTTTTTTCAGAATCAACGACTTGAACTCATTCATCAGTCTGCGTCGAAGAATTGGTGTATGATATTTCGACAAATCCTCTATATAATACGGCAAAGAAACTCTGAATATCATTTTACATGAAACTTCTTCATATTCTTTCTGTTGATAAGTACACTTAGGCAACGTGCACTCCACAACTTCTCCACCAATATGCATCTCAATCGGAATAATCCGTACCTGCATATAATTCAATGCAAACAGCACATACTCCTTAATATCCTTCAACAGGACACCAACACATTGGTTACGGCAACTCAGCTCACAACCTACGCCTATCCATTCTTCCAACCGTTTTCCTGAAAGCAACTCGTCGACCTTGTCCCAGGCGTCTGTATATTTCTGTAAACTTTCAGGTCTTGATCCATTTATTTTTTGCAATTTTGAGACAAACTTCTCTGCAATTGCTGGAGCAATGTCAGATGAAATACCATTACCTTGCAATTTTTTTGTTATTTTTGTGATAATATCGTATGTCTTTTTTTCCCAATGGGTAATGACAATGTCCCATATATCATCCATTGATTCCATCTGAATATATAAGACATTGAAATATAGATGTAGAGGTGGATGTCGTACAGCGCGTAAAACAGGCATACGGTAAAAGATAACAGAAATAGTTAATAATATTGTTGTTTAGATATATATATTATTCAATTTTTATACTATTATGTATTGTTCATATATACTTAACTTACAAATTAATATCTGTTGTAGACAAAAAAGAGATAATATTCTTAAGCGCATCGTATATAGGCTTAACGTCTATTGGTAAATCATCCATGCGTACGTATTTCAAGATAGATGTTCTTATTTTTTCAAGGTATGGATCGTCTATGTGGTTTGGGATAGGGAGCCCAGACTTCTCAAACATCTTGTGTACAAGCATATTATGTGCCTTTTCAATGTATTTTTTATGCGCAGTATATTCAAGACATTCCGTGAATTGCTGACGTTCTTTCAGAATCAACGACTTGAACTTATTCTTCAGTCTGCGTGGAAGATTTGGTGTACGATATGGCGACAAATCCTCTATATAATACGGCGAAGAAACCCTGAATATGCTACCATGTAAAAGCATATCATATTTGTGTTTGCTATCTTCACATTCGGGTACAATGTACTCCACAACTTTGCCCTCAATACGCATCTCAATTGGTTCAATGCGTACCTGCATATACTTCCATGCAAACAGCACATACTCCTTAATATCCTCCAACAGGACACCAACACATTGGTCACGGCAACTCAGCTCACAACCTACGCCTATCCATTCTTCCAACCGTTTTCCTGAAAGCAACTCGTCGACCTTGTCCCAGGCGTCTGTATATTTCTGTAAACTTTCAGGTCTTGATCCATTTATTTTTTGCAATTTTGAGACAAACTTCTCTGCAATTGCTGGAGCAATGTCAGATGAAATACCATTACCTTGCAATTTTTTTGTTATTTTTGTGATAATATCGTATGTCTTTTTTTCCTAATGGGTGTCGACAATGGACCATATCTTCTTCACCGTTGTCCCCCCAACAATCGAGATTTCAACCTTATCTTTTCCACTAAACGGGGACTTCTCCTTTCTTATTGCAGATATAACAGTCATGAGTAAAAGTGAGAGTACGATTGAGTAATAAGTAAAGTACAATATATATATATAATATTCAATTTTTGTACTATGTATTGTAATTATCATCGACTTTATTTGTATTTCTATAAATAAAAAATTGAAAAGCTATTATAGTTATGTATATATATCTAACTTGTTACTACAACTATGCAAGGATTATCCGTCAACAACAACCAGATGCGCGGGAAGCATATTATGGTTTTGTGGTTGATGTTACAGTTATGTTCCTCCAGGAAGCCATCTGCTAGTACAATTCTAAAACGGCATTCGCATAAGTATGCCGAATATATGAAACATTACATTGACTCCGTGCGGAGAAAGTGTGGTTTCTCGGGAGTGCATATTGTTGCGATGAAGATTATGCGTTATGGACGAAATCAAGAAGCTTTAATGCGTTTGGAACCAGCAATATGTAAAAACGACTTTGCACTCATGCTATACATAGACCTTATATTCTTTGGTAGAATAGGTATTACCCGCGATATTGGTAGATGTGAGCATTTGCTTTTCCAACGAATTGGTATTGACACCGACACTAATATGACTAAGCTGTTGGAATTACATCAAAATGCCACAATTTGCCCAAATATTTGGGGTTTACTTTTATTAATCCGTATATCTAAACCAATTATATCAGTGACGAATGTCAGAACCGATTTTGATACTATAAATGCAAACTTGTTTCTTTGGAGTGAAGGATCTCTTTATGGAACATTGGCGCAGTTATGTTTGCGTCTTTATGAGATTGAAACTTATGAGAAGTTGGTGGAAGAAAAGGACAAGAGTGTATTTAAAACTCTTATTACTAATACCAGAGGATATGAAAGTACACAAAAAAGGGTAGACCGATTAGAAAATCATATTAGGTTATATAATCATCCTGCTGTTCTTATGATGTTATCCCTTGAAATTTTTAGGATATCCAACCCATATGCAGATGTGGATTTTTCATATTCTTTTCATGAATTGGAAGATGGAATTTCTTCACAAGGAATGTCTTATGAGGGTGTGAATGGGAATTACATATGGCCAAGACATCAATGTTCAACGTATCCTTTTTGATTTTTATATATTATAGTTAAAAATATAGTTACAATTAAAAATATAGTTACAAAGGTTAAAAATATAATTATAATTATAAATATAATAATCATGGATATAAGTAATAGTAAAAAATTTAATTTGGATATATTAACAAAGTTAGGCACACATCATAAGACAATTATGGAATTAGTTAAAAGTAATATTAATAGTATGAATACAAATAAAGAATTGTATAATTTTGTAAATAATTATTTAATAGAACATTCTATAAATAAAGCATTTCCAATTGGAATTTCTATTAATGAAATTATTGCTCATGATTCATATCATAAAGATAATAAGATCAAGTTTAATGATGGTGATCTAATAAAAGTAGATATTGGATTGGAAGAAGATGGAAATATAATTGATAGTGCAAGAACCTTTATATACACCCCAATGACCACCAACCCCACAACCCCAATGACCACAAGCCCCACAACCCTAATGACCGCCAACCCCACAACCCCAATGACCACCAACCCCACAACCCCAATGACCACCAACCCCACAACCCCAATGACCACCAACCCCACAACCCCAATGACCACCAACCCCAATGCCTCTAAGAATGCAACCAGCCCCAATGCTGATAGGGCCTATAAAGAG